ACTTTGGCTTCTCGCTCTGCCTGTATTTGCGCTCTAGCGTCTGCGATTTCTTTAGCCTCAGATTTTTTCTGATCGACGAACGCCTGAGCCTGTTCCTTCGAGAGTTTGCTTTTCGATACAAACTCTTTCACTTTGTCGGCGTCTTCTTTAGCTAGACCGTCAAGAGAAAGTTCATAGTCTAGTTTTACTTCTTCTTTCTTCTCAGGTGGTTTCTCGTCTTTCTTCTCTACCTTTTTTTCGTCTCCGTATCCGGGGAGGTCCGACTTCTTTTCTTCAGGCTTGGGTTCGGGCGGTTTTTCGTCGTCTCCCTTTCCTTCGGGCTTCGAATCTCCCTTTTTCTCGACCGGGTATCCGAGTTCGTCGAACTCGGCACTCCCATCCTGTTCAACTTGCGAATCGTTCTTCTCAACGGGCGGTTGTTCTTTGGGCTCAGCGTTGCCGCCTCCACCGTCTCCTCCGTCTGCTTCGTTAAACTTTAAATGCTGAAACAAGTTTCTCATACTTTTCCTTTTCGATCTCGGCCAGTAGTTTCGCTGCGGTTTCTGCGTCAGCTTCCGATACTATTTCAAAAATTGCTCGACCTGCTCTCAGAGACCCAAGTTTATCGTTCAAAAGGCTTCCATCCAATCCTAGTGGTGGAAGCTGACCGACTTCAAGATGCTTAAAAAGATACTTGAAGAACTTTCTACCGTGGTCCTGAGCAAGCATTGCTCTAATGTCGAGGAGCGCGTCTCGGTGTTCAAGTGCCTCAGCTCGCTCCTCGTCTGACATTAGTCTAGGGTCAATCATTAGTTCACGTCTGTGATCGCACCGTTGTGAGCGACTACAGCCCACAAGTCAGCACCAATTGCTTCAATCACGATAGACGAACCGATGTCAGTCATACGGATCGCATCACCCGCTGAAGGAGTAATTGTTCCACCAGACGCAGTAACATGACCGATGGTGTCCGTACCGTCAGCAGGATTCACGTCTACGTTGTCAGCGGTTCCACCGAGAATAGTATAGCGGCAACCGAGAACCGTAGAGGCTTCAGGCAAAGTCAGAACGTGAACACCCGCACCAACAATAGTCTGACCGCACTGAGCAGCAGTCAAAGACGTAGTAGTCGAAGCAGTCTGCTTCTGAAGGAATCCGTACATCTCGCCTGTGCCTGGACCATACAAGTCACCGTCAGTACCGATGGTGACTTTAGCAACGTGTGAACCAGAGGTGTCGTTGGCGATTGTCAAAGCGTTACCAGAGGCAGCAGCTTTGATTTGCCAGTCGTCACCGTTGTCATCCGACTCATCGGCCTGAAGCGTAAGAACTGCGTCACTCGCTTCGAAAGCGTTCAGTCGGTAGTCAATACCTGCACCTGCTTGCTGAAGGGTCAACACACCTGCGGTACTTACCGTCCACATATACTTGTCAGCAGCGTCGTCACCTTCGTCGGCCCATAACTGAAGTGAAGCGGTCTTGGCTTCAAAACCTTTGACCTGGAAAATCATATCCAAGTCATCTGAGGTCACACCAACGGTGTCGTCAGTTGAGTTATAAAGAGTCTCACCGCTTTCCATTGTCAGAGTGCCCGACAAAGTCGGTGACGATACGATGTTCAGTTTTGCGCCCACTCTAGTACAGGTCAGACCTGTTGAACACTTCACCTGACTAAAGATACCAAGGTTCACGTTCGAAGAGTTGAAGGCTTGAACACCTGCAAACGCTGTCGTAGACAGCAGCAAGCTCGTAAGTACCGTAATGATTGATTTCATTTTATCTCCTTATTCCTGTTTTTTATTTGGCTGAAAACCCATATCTTTTACCGCACCAGCGACCGCAGGAAGAGTCTCTTGTAATGCCTGTTGACGCTGCTGTTCCATTAACGCTTGTTGTCTGTCGCGCTCGACCTTATCTGTAGGATAGTTCAAACCTGCGGGCAGATATAAACGATCCTCATAAATGTCTGCGAGCTTGTCAAGATTGACCTTGTCCCAGATTTTCGGATTGATTTGGCCCACGTCTGCGACCATTGAAATGTATCGGTCAACTGCTGGTAAATCCGCAGCTCTTTGCGCTTGAGCAAAGACTGAAATGAAATCTGTACGAAGGTATTGACCCGCTAACTCTTCAGGTGGTGCCTCAAGATATGGGTCTTCGTCGAGGACAAAGCTGGACACATAGTCAACGATTGGTACGTTGTAGGACCAATTGAGTGACTGAAGAATAGGACCAATGACCAACTGCTGTTCTTGAACAATAGCGTTCGTCTCCGTCGCCGTCCGAGTCTTCGGATTCCTCGACAAATACAACAGGTAGTCTGAGAAGTAGATTTTATCCACTATCGCTCGTAGGTCCTGCACGTCACCGATCAATGCGCCGATTGCCGGATTAACCTCGAACACCGGACGCAGACCCTTTTGGGCAAGCGAAGTCGGGTCCAAAGGAACGTAAGCGTTCGGTACTGAAGTGATGTAAGACTTTTTAAGATTTGCTGGACCCTGCAACGTAGGGCGAAGTATCTGTTCAATCGCTTGGTCCTTAGAAATTGCCTTTTTATTAAGCGACTTAATGAGACCTAATGCGTCAAGAGTTGGACCCTTCTCGCCGTACTCATAGTTACCATTTGACTGAGAACGACCGACGATGAACGGTTTCCGTTTTGAGGCGGTGATCTCAAGGAATTTCTCTTTATCCTCTACAGGTTGGTAATCAGTAGCAGAGCCAAAAGAAGAATCGCCGTGAGTAGCAAATGATCGACTTGTTCCCACTTCATAAGTAAGTGACACCCATCTCTTGTTTAAAGCGGCCTGTGGCTTCTCTGGGTCGAAGTTCTCGTTCTCCCGAACGATCTGCACGATGTCCATGTACTCAGTGTAATTGCCGTCCTCGTACAGTTTACGAACACTTGAAGAGAAGTTAGACCAATCCCACTTGCCGTCCTTCTTCTTCCCATAGGTGTCGACAAGGGCCTTAATGGTGAGTGACATCTCGCGAACGAGAATGACCGCCTCACCGTAACCGTTGTTGATCACAGAATACGATCCCGGCACGAGAGTATGAAAGAAGAGTTTCCCCTCTATCTCCTCAATGAAGTGAGTGCCAGTATTGAACACGTTGAAGTCGTAATAGAAAGCACCCGCCTCGTGGTAGAAGTTACTCTGTGACAGATAATGTAAGGTGCGACGAGTGAACTTGTCTAACCATTCACGATGCTTTGGGAAAGAGGAAATGTCAGGGTCTTGACCTTGTTGTTTGTACCAGGGACGAGAAGCCGAGGTGTTGCCCTCTAGGAATCCCGCCACACATGAGCGAAGCGAAACAAGATGAGTCGGGTCAACGATGTGATTGTTATTCCGTTCACCCTCAGTCTGTGACTCTAACCATTTAATACGGTGAGGACTGCCCCATCGACCAAGGTCTATCCATGTTGACTTGATCTTGTCGAACTTCTGTTTAGCGAGATGTCTCAGATACTCGCATTCTGATTTCTTCCAATATGTTTCCATCAGCTACGTCCTAAAAAGTCTGCACCCTCGCCTAGCGGCTGCCAATTAAGCGACGGAGAGCGTGAACTTCCACCACTGATCCGTCTAGACGCACCTTGAGCGAGAAGTGACGCTTGAATGTCTTCTTGTCTGCGCCGCTCGATCTCTTGTTGTCGTTGCAAAGTGCGACCCTCTTCCTCTTTTTTAATCCGTTGCTCGGCAAGCCAAGCCTGATCGCGAGCCATGTTACGTCCGGTGATCTCACCGAGACTCTCGTCTATCCCTCTAGTTAAGGCACCCCTTGAGAGTTTACCGTCCTCATAACCAACGAGACCCACGGTTGCATATTGAACCGCAGCGTTAGCGACAGGATTTAGTGCCTCACTCAAGTTGTCCGTTTTAATTCCGATGTCGCGGAAGAAGTCACCAAAACTCATTACACACACCTCGTCAAAAAATAAGCGACGGTCGTATTTATATCGTTTGCGTTATGAGAAATAAAGTCAATGAAATCCTGTCTAGACCTCAGTCGTATAGTGCGCGGTAGTCAACTTCTAAGTCATCGTAAGGCGACGGATGTGTTGGCATCATTAGTGCGCCCTGACCTATTTGATAACTGTCGCCTCTGGCATACGTCTCGTTCTCTGGAAGTCTGTCGACGATGGGTCTAGCAAGCGTTAGGACCAATGCGTCGGCCACGTCAGGCGACGATCCAAACTCGTCTTTGATCTCCTTCTTACTTTTACAGAGCTTCTTCAGTGTAACCTTGTGACGTGTACCTTTAGTCCAGGGAAGTTGTTTAATGATGCTCTCGGTCCACTCGGCTTTAGTTTGATCATCTAAGTCTTCTCTGACATCTAAGATGCCACCACCGAACAGGAACTTGTTGAACTCGTAATACATTTGCGCACGAATGTTTTGGTACTCACTCTCTTTAGCTTCAGGTGTGTCGTTAGGTGATCCTGCGAAGCTAACCAACTCCCAATTAGTTTTACCCGCGTTGATTGCCAACGTGTAGACGGCTGTTCCTTCACCTTGGTCTATGAACACCGCATCGGCACCGAGGGTCTTCTCGTACTTGCACAATAACTCATAAGTCTTCATGTGCGTCTCGTTAGATGATCTGTCGAGTTTGTACTTTTCCAACAGACACACATAAGGTCCTTGTCTGTAGGCGATACACGTCTCGTCACCGCCTTGCCATGCGGGGTCACACGTCAACACCACGGGAAGCATTTTGATTTGCGACTTGTCGAAGTCTTTTGCTCTCTCAACCGCCGCTTGGATGTTCTCCTTAGATACAATAGAATCTCTAGCAGTTTTACGAGGCAGACCCCGCACACGAACGCGAAAATCATCGTGGTCCTCGTTTCCTCCGCACTCCACAAGTAAGGCATTTATCCGCTCCTTGGATATATGTGACTGTGTCCTAGTGTCGATCCGTCTGGACTTCCAATAAGGTGAAGTCATGCAGACACTCTCAAAGTAACTGTCGGGGTCATCGGAGTTAGCTAAAGCAAAGAAGACCTTCATGGTCTCAGTCTCAGTGAATGCTCCCAAAGCGTATTTAAATATGACGGCAGGAATACCGGCTGCTTCCTCAAAGACATATATGACACAACCGCCCTTGTTGTGCAGACCCGATATACTTGCGGGATTCTCCTGCGACCATGTGACGGTATCCATACGCCACACCTCGCTGAGCTTAGGGTCTCTAGCCTTTATGCTTGTCCCTAGCTTCTCAAAGAAGATGTCGCTGTAGCGAGCGTGGTTAAACCAAATGTCCCACTCAGGCCACACGACGGTATTGATCTGAGGCTGCGTGTTGGCAGTGACTCGACCCCTTACTCTTTGTGTGTACATTAGCATTATAACGGTCATGGCTACCCAAGCAGTCTTAGCTGCTCCGTTACCAGAGCTACAAGCCCACAGGTACTCATTGAAGCGAGTCGAGTCGGTCATCATGTGCTTTGAGAGCTTGTTCCACTCCTCTATCTGCCAGTCATAGGGATGAACGTGTTCTAACGCATGACCCTTCTGTCCAAACGGAAAGATCACATAGGCTAACTTCGCATAGTCATACCTATGTTTACTTAAGAGCTTTTTAAATAACTCCAGTTCCTCTCTGTTCGGATCACTCATCACTCACATCCCTGGCCTCGATCATTATAGGTTGAGCATTGCGAGACTCCAATTGAGACTGTCTCTCGTCTGCTCGGCGCGTACTCTCAAGTAAAATGTCAGCCATGTTAGATGTCACGTCATGCTCTATCTTCTTCTTCTCAATAAACAAATCCTTCTCACGACCAAGCAACTCTCCAGCCTTCATCTTATCATAGAACTCGTACTCAACCATGACCCCTACGAGTCTAGGTAAACCATTGGGATCATCCTCGTATATGTTCTTCGCTCGGAATTTCTTAATGCACCGACGAGCTTCAGCAGGTAGTTCGTGCAAATGTTTAATAGTCCCATCGGGGTTGAGCGTGTCGATAGGGTCAAAGTCCATGACCTCTTTAAACTTCTGCACGACTTCGCTCGCATCAAAGCCATACTTAGAGACAGAACGATCAGTGAGCTTTATGATCGCACCCCAAATGTCAGGCTTGTTCCTTAAGGCAACACCAGAGTTAGGATGTAATCCAATCTCCCTTGCCGCCTGTCTAGCATCTCTACTCTTGAGAAAAGCCGAGATGAACCGCAAAACATTTGGGTCCTCCCTATGCTCGGGTCGAAGAGTGGTCATCAATATATAGGAAACCTCTTCGTCTTCCAATTTACCAGAAGGCTCAGGGGCACCGGGTGGTAGGGGACATTTAATATCGCTCATATTATATAGAGTGTTACATGACCAAGATTAGGTCAAGGGGAGGGAGGAGGGAAATATAACATTGTTAATTTTGTTTCGCTATTTTGCGATAATAACAATTTTTTTGGGTTTGACTATTTCAAAAATTCGCGCAGTTCGAATTTTTGTCCCACCCCCTCGAAATTATTTTTCACTCTTTAAAAAAACTTCGAAAACTCCCCTCAGTCTCAAGGCAAAAAAAAAAAAGGCCAGCCTTGCGGCCAGCCTTTAATTGAATTTATCTGTTTGATCGATTTACTTATTGATTCACCCATTTGCGCGTCGACTTCTCATAGACTTTGAAACGGCAGTCATAATACTGGTCCGAGTCGGTAGTCGACTCGGTCTGTTTAGAAGTCGAGTAAATTTCTTTAGTCCCCTTTACTTTACGCGCTCGGTGACTGATCGCCGATGTCTTCTTAGTGCAGATATACCCTGCACCAGCTTTCTTTAAGTCGGCGTAGCTCACAGGTGATGCGACTTGATCGACGATCACGTTTTCCATGGGTTCAACTTCAGCGTGAGCGACAATATTTATTAGAGTGACGGCTAGAATTGCAACTGGAACAAATAGACACTTCATCGGTTTTCTCCTCGGACACTTAGTCCTTTATTGGTTTCAAACATAATACTGCATCGCGTCTATTTTTTCAATCAATTGATTGATTCAGTGAGCAAATAATACAATTTCTGATTCGGTCCGAGACGCCGCCTCGAACGCTGCGCCTAGGGGACCGACCATTTTTCGAAAATTAGGTAGGGGATTTTAACGCAGTGTGCCGAAAACCACGCGAACAAGACACTAAACTTATATTGAGCAAGTTAGACGCAGTGCGCCGAAAACCACGCGATAAATATAATTTTATAATGACCACGATTATAAAATAAA